GCAATTCACATTTCACGAGTCCTTTCAGCTCCTGATACGGATAAATTCTTACGGGCGCTTCGAAGGATTGATGAAGTGCGTTCCCGGGCAGAAGATAATATGTTCCATGACCATCCGGAAATCAGTAATGAATACCTTGATGTGTTTTACGGGAATTTCAATGGCAAACCCAGAAACGCCGTTGACGCTGAAGTGATGGAAAAGGCGAAGGAAAAAGCGGATGAATTTTTTAAGTGAAAAACAGATAGAACAAAAACTCGTGGCGGAAGTAAGGCGGCGCGGCGGCATGGCACTGAAGTTCGTGTCGCCATCCTATAGCGGCATGCCGGACCGCTTGATCCTTCTCCCTGATGGGAAGGTGGCCTTTGTGGAAGTGAAGGCCCCGGGCAAAAAGCCGCGGTCGCTGCAGGTGAAACGGCATGCCACGCTGAGGAAACTTGGCTTCCAGGTGTTCGTCCTGGATGCCGCCAGGGATATCCCCGTGATATTGAAGGAAGTTATGGAAGGAGATGATGCCGGATGAAGTTTTTGCCTCATGATTATCAGAAATATGCTATCGAGTATATAAAATCCCATCCCATTACGGCCCTGTTCCTGGACATGGGCCTTGGCAAGACGGTGACGACGCTGACCGCCATCCGTGACCTGATGTATGACACCTTTAAAGTACGGCGGGTGCTGGTAGTAGCGCCTTTGCGGGTGGCGAGGGACACCTGGCCGGAAGAGATCCGGAAATGGGACCACCTGAAAGACCTTACCTACAGCGTGGTTGTGGGGATCGTGGCGGAACGGCGGCGGGCCTTGCAGAAGGAAGCCGATATCTATATCGTGAACCGGGAGAACCTGGCATGGCTGTACCAGAACAGCCGCCTGGATTTCGATATGGTCGTCCTGGACGAGCTGTCGAGTTTTAAGAACGCCAAGTCTAAACGGTTCAAAGCAATGAAGGCCATGCGCCCTGAAGTGAAACGCATCGTGGGCCTTACGGGTACTCCAAGCGGAAACGGGCTGATGGATCTCTGGGCCGAGTTCCGGCTTCTGGACATGGGTGAACGGCTGGGACAGTATATCAGCCAGTACCGCAGCCTGTACTTCAAGCCGGACAAACGCAACGGCATGGTGGTGTTTTCCTACAAGCCGCTTCCGGGAGCGGAAGAAGTCATCTATCACCAGATTGCCGACATCACCGTGTCCATGAAGGCGAACGATTACTTGGAGATGCCAGAGCTGGTGAGCGTGGCGAAAGAAGTTACATTGAGCGAAAAGGAAAAGAAACGTTACGACGAACTAAAAAAGTCCCTGGTACTGGAGCTTCCTGGCGGCGAAGTCACAGCCGCTAATGCCGCGTCGCTTACGATGAAGCTTTCGCAGATGGCGAACGGCGCCATTTATACGGACGACAAGAACGTGGTGGGCATCCACAACCGGAAGCTCGATGCCCTGGAAGATTTAGTGGAAAGCGCCAACGGGCAGCCTGTTCTGGTGGCGTACTGGTTCAAGCACGACAAAGACCGCATTCAGAAGCGGATGGAAGCCAGGGAGCTGAAGGAGCCGCAGGACTTCGCCGACTGGAATGCAGGAAAGATCTCCGTGGCCCTGATTCATCCGGCCTCTGCCGGACATGGGCTGAACCTGCAGCAGGGCGGCTCTATCCTGATATGGTTCGGTCTGACCTGGAGTCTGGAATTGTATCAGCAAACCAACGCCCGGCTCTGGAGACAGGGGCAGCAGAGCCGCACGGTCATCATACAGCACATCGTGGCCAAGGGCACGATTGATGAGCGCATCCTGAAAGTATTGGAACATAAAGACGGAACCCAGGCCGCACTGATTGACGCGGTGAAAGCTGACCTGGGGATGACGGAACCAGGAAACGGGGGTATACTATGAAGCGGGAACCAGAAGGAGAAGAGAAGTGTATGGAAACAAAAGAGTACCTGGAACAGGCACGGAATATCAATATCCAGATAGACAGCAAGCTGGAACAAGTATCTGCCTTGCGGCAGCTGGCCATCAAGGCGTCATCGACAATCAGCCCGGTGCCGCCAAGCGGGACGCCAGATCCGCACCGTCTGGAAAAAACCATCACCCGGATGATGGATATGGAACACGAAGTGGATGAGGACATCGACCATCTGGTGCAACTCAAGGCAGACATCATGAAGGCTGTCAGCCGGGTGCCGGATGACCGGGAACGTGTTGTCCTGGAACTCCGCTATCTGGCCTTCAAGGATTGGGCGTCCATTGCCGATGCCATCGGGCTCCACGTCCGCCAGGTGTACCGTCTGCATGACGAGGCCTTGAAACACATCGAAATTCCTGCCGGATGTCACTAAATGTCACCTAAACAGCACTTGATGTCACTGGCTTCTGTAAGATATACTATAATCAGCAAGAAAAAATGAAGGACCGAGGCTTGAAGCCATCGGTCCTTTTTTGATGTGGGGATGAAAGGTATGCCAAGAAGACCGCAGACACCGTGCAAGTATCCGGGATGTCCGAAGCTGGTGCCATATGGGAGAAAGTATTGTGACGAACATGAACGGCAGTGCCAGGGCGAACGGAAGAGCGCAGTGCTGCGCGGCTACGGGAGAGAGTGGCAGAAAGCCAGAAAGTTCTTCCTGAAGCGTCATCCCTGGTGTGTCCGATGCAAAGAGAAAGGCCGGCTCGTTCCGGCAACCGTTGTAGATCATATCAAGCCGCATCGCGGCGACCCGGATTTGTTCTGGGATGAAAAGAACTGGCAGCCCCTTTGCAAGAGCTGCCATGACCATAAAACGATGACGGAAGACCGGGACATCGAGTACAGATACTGAAAATCCAGGCAGGGGCGGGGGGATGTCAATCTCTGCAGCCTTTCCGGCCATGACCGCCGCCCCCTCAAACGTGAAAAACCGCGAAATTCCATAGGGGGGATATAAGAAAAAATTTGGAAACAAATAGTGAGCAGCTCCAGGCTTTCGGCCCGGAGCTTTTTTGTTGTTGGAAAGGAGACGGCTTTATGGATGACTGCCAGCGTCGGTAGATAGAAACGATGCGAAAAAAGGGGATGGGCTACAAGGCCATCGCCCGGGAAACGAAGCTGTCACGGGACAGCGTACGGAATTACTGCCGCTGGCATCATTTGAACGGGTACGGCGCTGCCGTTGCTGCGGCATTCGGAAAGGAAACGGTACATGAAGACATCTGATATGGAATGGAAAACCCTGCCTATCGGGCAGCTGAAACCCGCGGCCTACAATCCCAGGAAACAGCTGAAGCCCGGCGACAAGGAATACGAAAAAATCAAGAACTCCATCAAGGAATTCGGCTACGTGGAACCTATCATCGTCAACTACGACATGACAGTCATCGGCGGCCACCAGCGGCTCAATGTGCTGAAGGACCTGGGCTATGAGGATGTCCAGTGCGTGTTTGTCCATATCGAGGACGAACACAAGGTAAAGGCTCTTAACATCGCGCTCAATAAAATCACCGGGGCCTGGAACGAACAGCTCCTGGCTGACCTTATCGTGGATTTGCAGAGTGTCGATTTCAATGTGGATTTGACGGGTTTCGAGGCCCCGGAAGTAGAGCAGCTCTTTTCCAAAGTCCACAATAAGAAAGTCAAGGAAGATGACTTTGATGTGGATGGGGAGCTGGAAAAGCCGGCTTTTTCCAGAAGCGGCGATATCTGGCTCCTCGGTGACCACCGCGTCATCTGTGGGGATGCCACCCTGCCGGAAACCTATGCAAGGCTGATGGACGGGAAGAAGGCCAACCTGGTACTGACGGACCCGCCGTACAACGTCAACGTGGAAGAAACGGCTGGGAAAATCAAGAACGACAATATGCCGGATGATAAGTTCTACCAGTTCCTGTTCAGTGCATTCGTCAACATGGAGCAGAACATGGAAACGGATGCTTCCATCTATGTATTCCATGCCGATACACAGGGACTGAATTTCCGTAAGGCTTTCAAGGATGCCGGTTTTTATCTGTCCGGGTGCTGCATATGGAAGAAAAACGCTCTGGTCCTAGGCCGGAGTCCGTACCAGTGGCAACATGAGCCGTGCCTGTTCGGCTGGAAGATAAACGGGAAGCACCAGTGGTATTCCGACCGCAAGCAGACGACCATCTGGGAATATGACCGGCCTAAATCCAGCAAGGAACATCCTACTATGAAGCCGGTGGCGCTCATGGCCTATCCTATCCAGAATTCCTCCATGAGCCACTGCATCGTCCTGGACCCGTTCCTTGGTTCCGGTTCCACGCTCATGGCCTGCCAGCAGACGGACCGCATCTGCTATGGCATCGAACTGGATGAAAAATTCGTCGATGTCATCGTGAAACGGTATATCGAACAGGCGGGAAGTGAGGGTGTATTTGTGTTACGTGGAAATGAGAAAATTCCTTATGATAAAGTGCAGAAATGACTTGCTATTATCGGCGTTCAGAGTGATATATGTACTAACAAAACAAGGAGGTACATAGACCATGACAATCCAGACAACCCTGAACGACCGCAAGGAACTGGCCAAAAGGTTGATTCCTTTCAACCATAATGAAAAACTTCATTACGCCGGAACGCCGACATTCGCTTTTGAAGGACGGGGCTTTCGCATCCTGCGTAACGGCGACATTGAATGTGAAAATGATAAAACAGAGGCCGCCATGATGAGTTTCCTTCAGCGGGAAGGCATCCTTCCGCAGCCGGAAACGGTACAGGAACCACAATCACAGCAGGATGAAGAACCTGAGCAGGGAACGGAGCCGGAAATGATGGAAATCAGGATTCCGGCTGACGGCATGGACGGGGCGCAGATGCGCAGCCTGGTCTTCATGCTCCATGCCCAGCAGTACCTGCTGAACCGGGCCGCAGAACATGAAAACATCTATGTGCTGGACAGGCTGATTGAAGACCTGAAAGATGAGCCTGTGACAGACAGGACGTCCTTTTTTGCGGTCTACCAGAACTACAGCAAGGAAAGCCGGGGATTCCTGATTACTGCGGAAACGGTGACATTCTTCTTTGCCGCAACCGATAACGCCGTGAAGAACCGCGCCCTGATTGAACTGGCGGCCTTCATGGTCAGCGCGGCGAAAAAGGCAAAACGGATCAATCCCGTCACCCGGAAACCGGAGAATGAGAAATACTATCTTCGGATGTGGCTCCTGCGCATCGGCATGGGAACCAAAGCCAGCCACAAATCACGCATGGCCCTGCTGAAAGGCCTGAACGGATGGAGCGCTTTCCGCACAGAAGCGGAAGCCCACGCCCACGCCGAACGGCAGAAGGAACGCCGGAACCGGAACGCATAAATTCTCGATTTAATTCATAATTATTCTTAAAATGACTTGCTATTATGTGCCTTTAGAGTGATATATAGTGTACCGAAAGAACACACGCACACATTGAAAGGACAGAGATAATTATGAAAACACTGCACTTTGGAATCGAAATGGAAATGACAGGGATTACGAGAAGCCGGGCGGCCAGCCTCATGGCCCGCTTCTTCGGAACGGAAAGCCGGCATGAAGGCGGAGCTTATGATACCTACACCGCAAGGGACGACAGGGGACGGAAATGGAAAGCCATGAACGACTCCAGCCTGGTACCGCAGAAAAAGGTGAACGGCGAAATTATGGACGCTTCCAACCACTACCGCACTGAAGTGGTCAGCCCCATCCTTTCCTACGAAGACATTCCGAAGCTGCAGGAACTGGTTCGGATGCTCCGCAAGGCCGGGGCCTTTGCCAACAAGTCCTGCGGCATCCACATCCACGTCGGAGCTGAACGGTTCACGGCAAAGACACTGCGGAATCTGGTGAACATCATGGCGAGCAAGGAAGACATGATTTACCGTGCCCTCCAGATCAACCCCTCACGGGAAAGCCGGTACTGCCGGAAAACGAACACCACGTTCCTGAAGGACCTCAACCGGAAAAAGCCGGACACGATGGACGGCATCGCCGACCTCTGGTATCAGGAAGCGCCCTACGGACGGGATTACCATTACAACAGCACCCGCTACCACGGATTGAATCTGCATTCCACCTTTACCAAGGGAACCGTCGAGTTTCGCCTTTTCAACGGTACCTTACACGCCGGCGAAATCAAGGCCTACATCCAGTTCTGCCTGGCGGTTGTCCATCAGGCCCTCACGCAGAAAAAGGCCTCGGTGCGGAAGACCGAAACGGACAATGATAAATACGCCTTCCGGTGCTGGATGCTCCGGCTGGGACTCATCGGTGACGAATTCAAGACCTGCCGGCTCCACTTCCTCAAACACCTCACGGGCAACTCCGCATGGCGCAACGCCGCCGCTTGAAGGGGATAACCCCACGGGCAGCTTTGGCTGCCCTCGGGGTGGTAGAAGGGCATTCCCTTCAGAAAGGATGAGAGCGATGAATAAAAGAATCTACATTGCCTACGGCAGCAACATGAGTGAAGTGCAGATGGCACAGCGGTGCCCCGATGCCGCCCTGATAGGGACTGGACGGATAGATGGGTATGAGTTGCTTTTTAAAGGCTCCCTGACCGGATGCTACGCCACTATTGAGAGGAAAGCAAGTGCCTTCGTGCCGGTGGTTCTCTGGCGCATTTCCGCGGCAGACGAACGTCGGCTTGATGCCTATGAAGGTTTCCCGCGGTTCTATTACAAAAGGGATGTGGCAGTGGAAACAGATGACGGCACAATCTGTGGCCTGGTGTATATCATGCATGAAAATCGTCAGTTTGGTGTTCCGGAAGACTGGTATTATCAGAACATGGAGCGGGACTACCGCAAGTTCGGCTTTGATCTGTCTATCCTGTGGAACGGATTGCGGCACAGCCGGGAACGGATGAAAGGCACACGAGTGCGTCTGGTTTCCATGGATGATGTACAGGCCCCGCCTGCGGGGACGGAAGGCACTGTCCAGTACGTCGATGATGCCGGTACCATCCATGTACAGTGGGACACGGGCGGCAGCCTGGGCCTTGTGCCGGGAGCGGACGAGTGGGAACTTGTCGAATAATCATCAAAAAATGACTTGCTATTATGTCCATTCAGAGTGATATATATACACAACAAAAGGAACAGAAAGCGAGGAATTTACGATGACGAGATTCGAAAAAGACTACCACGAAATGCTGAAAGGCGCAGGATTGTACATTTTACAGGGACGCAGAGCCGAAATCCAGAAGCTGAAGAAAGAACAGCGGGCCTGCAAGAACCGCTTCCGGTTCCAATGCATCTGCCAGGAACTCAGCCGATTGGAACGGGAATACGAAGCCCTCGAAGAACTGTACTGAGGCAGGGGGAAAGGAGGCCGCAAGGCCTCTTTTCTTGTGAAAAAAGATGGATAAATAGTTCATAAATGACTTGCTATTATGCGCGTTTAGAGTGATATATATACACAACGAAGGGGCAAGCCCCAAAGAACACAAAGCACATGAAAGCGAGGAATACACCATGAAAACCACAACAAACACCTACAGACTTCCACAAACGACAACACCGGAAGAACTCGAAATGAACGGGATCCGTATTTTGAACTTTGGCGACCAGGTTCTCCTGGCCGGCCATTGCTTCAGCAAGGGCAAGGATTACTGGTACGGAGCAGCCTACACATTCACGACCAAGAACCACACCTGCGAAGGAGAAGTCAGACTGACGGCAGTCAGTGACAAGCTTTTTGAAGACGACGGCCACGCCATCGAGTGGGCCATGAAACACTGAAACTGAATACGAAACCAACAGGGAACCGCACCGCGGTTCCTTTTTTGATACATTTTTTTGAAGGAGGTGAACGGCCATGGCCATTCGCGGAAGGAAACCGAAACCCACAGCGCTCAAAGTGCTGGAAGGCAATCCCGGCCATCGGCCGCTCAACAAGAAAGAACCCCTGCCCAAGGGCCGGCTGCCCCGCTGTCCGGACTGGCTGGAAGATGACGCCAAGAAGGAATGGAAACGCCTGGGCAAAGTGCTGGCGGACATGGGGATGCTGACCAACCTGGATATGATGGCTTTTGCCGGCTACTGTCAGGCTTACGCCCGATGGAAAGGGGTCGAGGAGTTCATCACCCAGCACGGGGACATGGTACGGACGCCGAACGGCTATCTGCAGCAGGTGCCGCAGGTGTCCATCGCCCAGACAAACCTGAAAATCATGCTGAAGTTCTGCGAGCAGTTCGGCCTGACGCCGTCCGCCCGGAGCCGCATGATTGGGGAAGAAAACGGAGCAGAAAAAGAAACGGATGAAATGGAATTGCTGTTAAGAGGGTGAAAAATTTGGCATTTGTATATAAACCATCAGCGTTCATGCTGCCGACATCCCATTACGACAAGGACAAGGCCGACCGGGCGGTCGCCTTCATAGAGAACCTGTGCCACACGAAGGGGAAATGGGCGGGGAAATCGTTCCTGCTCCTTCCCTGGCAGGAACAGATTGTCCGCGACCTGTTCGGTATCGTAAAGGAAGACGGAAACAGGCAGTTTCTGACGGCTTATATTGAGATAGGAAAGAAGAACGGGAAGAGCGAACTGGCGGCAGCTGTTGCATTGTATCTTCTGTACGCTGATAACGAACCAAGTGCGGAAGTCTATGGCGCGGCCTGTGACCGCAATCAGGCGTCCATCGTGTTCGATGTGGCAAAGCAGATGGTGGAGATGAGTCCGGCTCTTCTGCGCCGTTCCAAGATACGGTCGGCAGGCAAGCGGATCATCAACTACAGAAACGCCGGGTTCTACCAAGTGCTTTCAGCGGAGACTGGCACGAAACACGGATTGAATGTATCCGGTCTGATTTTTGATGAAATCCACGCCCAGCCGAACCGGAAACTCTACGATGTATTGACCAAAGGCTCTGGTGACGCCCGTGAACAACCACTCTTTTTCATCATCACCACGGCCGGCAACGACAAAAACAGCATCTGCTATGAACTGCATACCAAGGCGCTAGACCTCATGCACGGCAGGAAAAAGGACTATACCTTTTATCCTGTTGTGTATGGCCTGGAAGAGGGTGAAGACTGGACGGACGAAGCCAACTGGTACAAGGCGAACCCGTCTCTTGGTTACACTATCAACATTGAGCGTGTCCGGGAAGCGTACCGGAACGCTATCGAGAATCCCGCCGAGGAGAATGTGTTTAAGCAGCTGCGCCTGAATATCTGGACTTCAGCCAGCATTCGCTGGATTCCGGAGCAGGTCTACGACAAAGGCAATCTGCCTATCAATCTGGAGTCTTTACGCGGACGGATGTGTTACTGCGGTTTGGATTTATCCAGTACCTCAGACATCACGGCCCTGGTTCTGGCTTTCCCGCCACGGAGCGATGATGAGAAATATGTGCTCCTGCCGTTCTTCTGGCTGCCGGAAGACACACTAGAACTACGGTGCCGGCGCGACCATGTACTTTACGATGTCTGGCAGAAACAGGGATTCATCCAGACAACCGAAGGAAACGTTATCCACTATGGCTTTATCGAAAAATTCATCGAACGCCTTGGCGAAACCTACAATATCCGGGAAATCGCCTATGATCGGTGGAACGCTACCCAAATGGTACAGAACCTAGAAGACATGGGATTTACCATGGTTCCTTTTGGCCAGGGGTTCAAGGATATGTCGCCGCCTTCCAAAGAGCTGTTTAAGCTTCTGATGGAAGGGAACATCATTCATGGCGGCAACCCCGTCCTCAAATGGATGGCGGGGAATGTAGTCATGCGGCAGGATCCGGCGGGGAATATCAAGCCGGATAAAGAAAAATCCGTCGAAAAAATCGACGGGATCGTGGCGTCCATCATGGCGCTGGATCGCTGCATCCGCAACGGGACAGGCGGCGGCAGCGTCTATGATGAACGGGGCGTACTTTCGTTTTAATAAAAAGAACTGGAATTTAAATATGTTTTATTTTAGGCCATTGGATGCTTTAATCTTTCCTTCTAATCAACCCTCTCTCTTCTGCTGCCTTTATGTAACCTAATCTTCTATAACCGTAACCATGGCTTCTGGCACGGCGTAATAGCTCTTCATCTGAAAAGCCAAAACTTTCTTCGTACCCCTCGTCCATTTGTGCCTGTCTTTTTCTTAGGTCATCTAATCCAGCTCGTGCAATATTACCCAAAATTTTTCCAAATTCCATAAGAATCCTCCTATATTGTGCAAACTAAAAAATTACTTATGTTTTTATAAGCTTTTGAGTTCTTCTTCTAAAGAATCCGCTTTTTCTTCACATTCTTTGGCTCGTCTGTAGAATTCTTTTGCCAAACCGTAATTGTAATCTCCTTTATCATTTTTAGCATAGGCCCATAATCTATCTGCTTTTTTCTTATGCGTAATAGCAGTTGACCTATATCGCTTGATCAAGGTCATCATATGCTTCTTTTTTTCTTCTGACACCATTTAGAACCACCGCCTTTCCCCATAAAATCTAATCTATAAAATTAATTATACTATTTTGATTCTTCAATATCAAAATTTGGAGGTTTTCCATGAAGATTCCATTTTTATCCAAGCTTTTCAAGTCAAGGGATAAGCCTCAGAACTATTACATCGGCACGGACTTCCGCTATCTGTTCGGGCCTTCCACAAGTGGAAAGCTGGTGAATGAGTTCACGGCCATGCAGACAACGGCGGTTTATGCCTGCGTCCGCATCCTTGCGGAAACACTGGCGGCTTTGCCGCTCCAGATGTACTGCTATACTGCAACCGGCAAGGAACGGGTCTATAATCATCCGCTCTATCATCTGCTCCATGATGAGCCGAATCCGGAGATGACGTCGTTCATCTTCCGGGAAACGCTCATGAGTCATCTGCTCATCTGGGGGAATGCCTACGCCCAGATCATCCGGGACCGTCTGGGGCGGGTGCAGGGACTCTATCCGTTGCGTCCGGACAAGATGACTGTCTGCCGGGATGACCGGGGAAAGATTTTCTATCTGTACACCAAGACCAGTGATGAGAATCCGAATGTCAAACCATACGGGCAGGTGGTCCTGCAGAAGGAAGAAGTGCTGCATATCTCCGGCCTTGGTTTTGACGGCCTGGTCGGCTATTCGCCTATTGCCATGGCCCGCAATGCCGTGGGCATGACCATGGCCTGCGAGGAATACGGTGCATCTTTCTTTGCCAACGGGGCCAGTCCCAGCGGGGTACTGGAGCATCCAGGCGTTCTGAAGGACCCGGGCAGAGTCCGGGATTCCTGGAATGCTGTCTATCGGGGGACAGGCAACGCGCACAAGGTAGCCGTGCTGGAAGAAGGCGTGCGCCCAGATGGGCGTCATTGATAGTAGTGTTTGGTACTACCACCCACAATCATGGGTG